TATTTCCTGCTGCTGGTCCTGTCAGGACACAAATCTTAGGTAAGTCAGATAAGCGGCGCGAAGAACAAGCGCAGCGTGTCAAGACATTTATGAATTACCAGTTAACTGAACAGATTCCTGAGTACTTCGATGAAACAGAGCGGATGCTGTTTAATCTTCCGCTAATTGGTTCAGCATTTAAAAAGATTTATTTTGATATTACGCTCAATAGGCCAGTCTCTGAGTTTGTGCCTATTGACCAGTTCTTCGTGTCGTACTACGCCACGGACCTGCGACGGGCAGACCGTTATACTCACTTAATCTATCGCAGTCCTATCGAACTCCAACGCTGCATTAACGCAGGAATGTATGCGGAGATCGACCTACCTACGGCTGCAGTTCCCTCTCAGACCGCAATGGCTGAGAAAATGAATACAATTCTAGGTCTTTCCCCCTCTTCACAGCATGACCCGCAGTACGTTCTTCTTGAACAGCACTGCTATTTAGAATTGCCAACGGAACTTACTGAAGAGGATGACGGTCTCGCCCTACCCTATATCGTAACGATTGAAGAGCAGTCTCGAAAGGTTTTGTCAGTTCGCAGAAACTACAACCCTAACGACCCTGCCAAGCAGAAGAAAATGTTCTTTACTCATTACCGTTACGTTCCCGGCTTTGGATTCTATGGCCTTGGCCTGATCCACTTCCTTGGCAACCTTACCATGACTGCCACTGCTGCAATGAGAGCATTGGTAGATGCAGGTCAGTTTGCCAACCTTCCCGGCGGCTTCAAGCAGAAAGGTGTACGGATTGTCGGTGACAATGATCCTATTAGCCCCGGTGAGTGGAAGGACGTTGAAGCAACAGGTGTCAATCTACAACAGGCAATTATTCCGCTTCCCTATAAGGAACCAAGCGCAACCCTGTTCAACATGCTTAACTTTATTTCGCAGACAGGTCAGAAGTTTGCTGATACAACTGAGCAGATGGTATCTGATGCTGCCAGTTATGGGCCGGTCGGTACAACAATGGCATTGCTTGAAGCAAGTTCAAAATTCTTTAGTGCCATTCATAAGCGTTTGCATAGGGCACAGAAGGACGAGTTTAAACTTCTTGCAAGATTAAACTACGAGTACTTGCCGGATGAAGAAGCATATGATATTCCCGACGACACAATTACAATCTATCGCCGTGACTTTGATGGACGTGTTGATGTGGTTCCTGTCAGTGATCCTAATATTCCTTCCAACGCACATCGCATGGCACTTGCACAACTTGCGCTTAATCTTGCACAGTCAAGTCCTCCCGGTATGTTTAATATGCAAGAACTTAACCGTACAATTTTGTCAGCGGCAAATGTTCCTAACCTAGATAAGATTATGCCTGATAAACCCGATCCCATTCCACTTGATCCGATGTCAGATATTTTGGCAGCGGTTAAGGGGATGCCTATTCAGGCATTTGTCGGACAGAACCACGACGCACATGTTGCAATGAAGACGGCATATATCCAAGACCCAATGAACGGTGCCAACCCTGCAATGCAGAGAATTGTTCCAGTTCTACAGGCAAACATTCAGGAACACATGATCCTCAAGTATCAGGAACAGATTGGCGGTATGGCTGAACAGGCTGAACAACAAGCTGCAATGTCAGGTCAGTTAGTTGACGAGAAGACTGCTGAAATGATTATGGCACAGGCAGCACAGCAGATTGCACAGACCAATATGATCCTTGCCAAGCAGGGCATGAACATTACACCTGAACAGCAGATGGTACAACTTGAAGGTCAGCGTCTCAACATTGAGCAGCAAAAACTTCAGGCGCAGATTGCTAAGGAACAGGCTGAAGGTGCACTCAAGAATAGAGAGCTACAGCTTAAGGAAATGAAACTTTCAGTTGATGCTTATACTCAGGGTGCAAGTGAAATCCTTAAGTCAGACGAGAAAGAAAAAGATCGTAATGCCAAGAAAGCAATGAAGGCAGTTGAAATCTTTGCCGATCTTCTACAGCAGGAAGAGAACCTTACTAATGATCGCATACTAAAAGCTGCAGATATTGTAGCTGATTTGGCAAAAGAAGATACGATTGAATAATGACACTATGGGATGACATCCTGAAGAAGTTTCAGGAAAAGCAAGAAGAGATGAAAAATTCTCTTGCAAATGGTTCAGCATCTGAATATCATGAGTACAGGCAAATGGTCGGACAGATCACTGCTATTGAATGGTGTACAGATACACTGAAGGATGTAGTAAATAAACGCATCTACGAAGAAGAACAAGAATAAAGGAGTAGATATGATTCAGGCTGGAATGGCAAAGGCCATTAAGAATGACCAATGGATTACAAACGGTGAAGTTCCTGATCTAGCTGGAGATGAACTACCAAGTATTCCGGGTTACTTTCTGCTTATTCGACCAGTATCAGTAAAGCAAGAAACAAAGGGCGGGATTATTTTACCTGACTCAACACAAGAAGATATGGCATATCTGACAACTGTTGGAAAAGTTCTTGCCGTTGGAGACTTGGCATATCTGGATAAGAATAAGTTTGCAAACGGTCCTTGGTGTAAAGCTGGTGATTATGTTTGTTATGGCAAACATGCAGGAACCAAGTTTCACTATAAGGGACACAAGCTAATGCTTCTGTTTGACGATCAGGTAATGATGACTGTTAATGATCCTACAGAATTAGACCCAACTTATAATTTGTCAAATTAAGTTTTATCAGTTAAGATATAACTTATTAGCGTAATCGTAAGTTTCGCAACTGCGTAAAGGAAAAAAATAAATGTCAGAAGAATGGAATGAAGTTGATCTTAATCCTGCCCCATCACAAAGGGAAAAGATTGAGTTTGAAGTAGAAGGCCAAGAAGAAAATGAATCAGTGGGTGTCGCTTCGGAACCAGTACAGGTTGAAGTTGAAGCAGAAGCTAAACCAAGTACTAAACCTGCACAAGATGCAGAAGAAGGTTTTGAACCAGCCGAAGCACAAACAGATTCAGAGCTTAAAGGCGTTGAAACTAAAGGTGCACAGAAACGAATTAGGCAGCTAGTCCAACAACGCAAGGAACGTGAAGAACAGGTTGCAGCGTTACAGCGAGAAAAGGAAGAGCTACAGAAGAAACTACGTGAACAGGAAAAGGACATTGCATCTTCACTAAAGAAGAGCATTGATTCAAACGAACAGTTTCTTCAAAACAAAATTGAATATGCTAAACGAGCATATCAACGCGCCGCAGATGAAGGTAACTCTGCTGAGATGCTTGAAGCTCAAGAGGCAATGTCCCAAGCTTATGCTGAGATGACAGGTGTTAATAGCAGCAAGAGTTCATGGGAAAAGTATAACAGTGAAGTTGAACGGCAGCTACAGGAAGCTGAACAATTTCAACAGCAGCAAGTGCAGCAGCAACAGCCACAGTATGATCCAAGGGCTGTTGAATGGGCAGGACAGAATGAGTGGTTTGGTTCTGACAACGTAATGACTGCAGCAGCACTTGCGCTAGACTATGAGTTAAAGAATGAAGGGTTCGATCCTTCAGACGATGAGTTTTATGGAGAGATTGATCGCCGTATGCGCGAACAGTTTCCACATAAGTTTCAGGATGCTTCAGTCGAAGAGCAACCTGCAGTTCGTAAGTCGAGTGCGTCAAACTCGACTCAGGTGGTTGCCGGTGCGTCACGCACACCAGCATCTCCCTCTTCTGGAAAGAAGGTTAAGCTTACGCAAGAAGATATCCGTCTTGCAAATAAGTGGGGGATTCCACTTGAACGATATGCTGAAGAGAAGCTTAAGGCTGAACGCTCTTCAGGTGAATATACCACTATTGGTTAATGCGCTGAAAGGATAATACTATGACACGTACAACAACATCACGTAATGAGAACACTAGGGAAGTCCAGACAAGAGAAATGGAAAACGACGTATTTGAAGAGCAAGACTGGCTCACAATCCCGCCGATTGTCAAGGATCGTTTCGATCAGGAAGGCATGACGCTCCGTTGGATTCGCGTTTTACTTAAGGGCAGAGACGACATCCAGAATGTTGGTAAGCGTTTTTCTGAAGGATGGCAGTTTGTTACCATCGACGAAGTTCCTGAAATGGCTCATAACTCTTTCGTGAAAGAGGAAGGGAAATATACTGGCGCAATCTGTCGTGGAGATTTGGCCCTAGCAAAGATGACTAAGGCTCGTGCACAGTCCCGAAAAGAATTTTATGAGAATAAGAGTAGAGAAATGATTGATGCTGTTAATGCCCAGCTTATGCGCGAAAGCAATTCAGCAATGCCCATTTCAAACTCTAGTAGAACTAAAGTAACACGAGGCCGTGCGGCTTCCTTTGATGATTAATCAAAGAAGTCGAGACTGTCTTTTGTTGCTGTCACAGTATTAACAAGGGAGAACTGATATGACTGCTACTGCAAATCCAGACGGTCTTCGCCCTTCACGCATCCGTGGTGGTTCACCAAATAGTGCTGGTGCAAATGAGTATCCAATTGCTTCAGGATACAACAGCAATATTTTCAATGGTGATATCGTTACAAATGCTGCAGGGTATGTAAATGTTTTAGCTACAACCACCGATAAGGCAATGGGTGTCTTTATTGGTTGTCGCTATGTTGTCAACGGGGAACCAAAGTGGTCCGATTTCTGGACTGCTGGTGTTTCAGCTTCCGATGCTTATGCAATGGTAGTTGATAACCCACAGGCAACTTTCGTCGTACAGGCTGATGCTTCATGCTCAATTGGTGACATTAACTCACAAAACTTCCAAGTTGCACTTGGCGCAGGTTCAACCGTTACTGGTCGTTCAGGTTTCGCACTAGCTGCGTCTACCCGTACAACCGGCAGCGCAATGCTTCGTCCAATTGCTGTAGTTGATGAACCCGGTAATAACATTAATGTTGCTGCCGAACGTGCCTTCCCCAAACTTGAAGTTCGGATTGTACGCCACGTTGATGCGTACATTTCAGCCGACGCTTCAGCTAACTAAGGAGGGTTAACAAATGGCTATCAATAGAGCTAGTATTGCAAAAGAACTACTTCCCGGTCTAAACGCCATCTTTGGCATTGAGTATGGCAGCGTCGATGACGAACATGCCTCACTCTTTGAGACTGAAAATTCAGATCGTGCATTTGAAGAGGAAGTCCTATTCACTGGCTTCGGCACTGCCCCAACAAAGGGCGAAGGTGCTTCAGTCCAGTACGATCAGGCACAGGAAGGCTACACCGCTCGTTACACACACGAGACTGTAGCACTTGCATTTGCCATCACTGAAGAAGCAATGGAAGACAATCTTTATGATACGTTCTCCAAGCTTCGTGCACGTGGTCTTGCCCGTGCAATGGCTAACACCAAGCAGGTCAAAGCCTCCGATGTTTTCAACAACGGTTTCACTGGTGGTTCCTATGCAGGTGGCGACGGCGTTGCCCTATTCTCTGCTGCTCACCCAACCATCAGCGGCAACCAGTCCAACGTAATTGGTGCTTCTGATCTAAGTGAGTCTTCACTAGAGGCTGGTCTAATTGCCATCTCTAAGATTAAGGACGACCGTGGTATTCTAATCGGTGCACAGGCAGTTTCACTGCACGTACCAACCGATCTAGTATTCACCGCCGATCAGGTTCTTAACAGCACGATGTCAACCACAATTGGCGTTAACCCAACCACCGCCACAAACGGTGCAACTAACGTCAATGACATCAACAGTATTCGTAATCAGGGTATGGTCCCCGGTGGTTTCTTTGTAAACCGTCGCTTTACTGATACGAATAACTGGTTCCTTAAGACCGATGTGCCTAACGGTACAAAGATGTTTGTCCGTGCACCTCTTGCTACCAAGATGGAAGAGGACTTCGACACAGGCAACCTTCGCTTCAAGGCCCGTGAGCGTTATAGCTTCGGCTGGTCTGACTGGCGCGGTTTCTTTGGCGCAAACCCAAGCTAATAAATTTAGCTAGGTAAACAAGAAGGAGAAGGGGTGTTACGAAAAGTAATATCCCTTCTCTGCTTTGTTTGTGCTAACTAATGCGATATAATGTAATGAATATCGCGCAAATGATTGAGGAACATTATGGCATCAAATATTAGAGTAGGTTTTGTAACTGGCAGCGGCGCAGTACTTGATACTGTAAGCAGTGTTACTGTTACCGACACAAGACTTCACGCAGTTCAATCTTCAGGCGTTGGTACGTTT